TCCAAAAACTTCCATCGCACGAGGGTGTTCTGAACTTTTGGCTATTTCCAACATTTCCTCTAAACCATCTTGTCCACGTTCTATAAGGTTGTAAAGGTTTTCTCTTGCGTATTGGAAATCTATTTCACTATCGCCACTATCATCATTTGTGATAACAGGAACAAAACGCCCTGTCTTAACGACTTCCTTCTTAGGTTTTTCTACAATACCTAAAACTTCATCTAAGTGGTCATCCACATTCATAGGCATTACATCTCTCATGTTGCTATATCCGTACCAGTTGTTGGATCATTACATTTACCTTCATCAAAAAATTCAAAAGTTTCTGAGAAACCATAATCGGTGTCAGCTGTTGCAGAAAGAGGTGCAGGAACGACTGTATAACGAGATTTGATTGAAGCATCTTGTACACCAGTAGTAGTATTTTCGTTTACAATTCTTGCCCTACTATATGTTCTGTATGTATTATCACTTTCTTCATGTAATGCAAAAGTATCATCTTCTAAAACAAGTCTACGACCATCTTCTAGTAATGTAAAAATAACTAAATTTGTTCCATCTAGTAGTATATAGTTTGTAGTATCTGGTGTACTATCTTCATATATGATAAATTCTGGAAGTTCAATTTCTGTATCACCGCCCGGAATTCGGAAATTAACTTCAATTGTTTTAATGATTTCACCAGATGTAAGATTTGGATAGATAAACCCTTTGAGTACAAATGAAAGAGTCCAAGTAATAGTTCTTCTTGTTGATAAATCACCCTCATATTCATCTGCTACACTAGAAGAATTCAACACAATAGGAACATCTGCCTTGATGTTCATATCGGGGATTGTATTGACGGTAACGGTAAACTCTGGTGTAAAATAAGGAAGTATCTGTTCTAAAATTTGAGTTCCGTCTTCAGCATTCTTGACAAGTATAAACAATTGGAAATCAAAGTTATAAGGAACAGGATTATACATTGAGGTCATATTGGTAGTAGAAGCAGAAGTATTTGCTGCTACATTTCTACCAATCGTATTCAATTTTCTTACAGAATCATAAGAAACTCCTGTCATCGCAAACCCCATTCTTGGAGTTCTCGTAGCTACAACTTTTCTATCTGCAGTAGTATCTTGAACAGCAAGTAACCACTTTTGTTTGGGGCCATACGCAAGAGGAACTTTTAATCTTTCAACAACAGTACCACTTGAATTTTTCCTTTCAATATTAATATCATTGAAAAGAGTTCCAAACACTGCTACATATTTTCTTATGGTTGAATGATAAAAGGTAGATCCTAACATTAGTAGCCCGACCCTTCACTAAATGGATTACCTTCTGTAAAGTCAAGTATAGAATCAGCTACAGTTTCAATTCCAACATTGTTTGCATATGCATCAGTTGATATTTCCTTATCATCTCCGACAGATGTTGTGGCATAAGATGCACCAGATTCAAAGAATAGTTTACCCTCAGTTGAAGAATTGGGAGTATTTGTTGTCTCATCTTCTAAAAGAAGTGTAGTGTCATCTTCTAATGCTATAGAAAACGGATATTCATACATTTGATTATCTTCATCAAAAGTCCCAATAATATTTCCAACTGTAAGAAGACTTGTACTAGAATTCCAATCAAAAACTTCTCCTTTAATTGCAGAATTTGCATATCCAGTAGAACCTTGATACACTTGTTCACCAACTGTAAATGTACCAGCTCCAGTGCCGAGAGTGAATTTTATTGAATAGGATTGTTCTCTTTCAATTTTATCAAGTTCATCAATTCCAGTATCAATTGCTTCATCAGAATATTCAAAGAGTTCACAAACTAAATCAAAAGTTTGTAGTCCACCCATTTGATAGAAAACATTCGTATCTTGCACGTGTTTAATCTCAAAAAGGGAGTCAGACAAAGGAAAGAAAATAAGGTCACCTTCTAGTGGTTCTTTATCTCTATTACCTGTTTCAAAATTTAAATCTATAAATCTTCTACGAGAAATTGTAAAAGTAATTTGATCTCTTACTTCTAGTCCAAAGTTACTTACAAATGTACCATCACCTTCAAATCCATCTATACTCTTAATGTACACTTCTACCATACGAGCATCTTCAAACTTAGAAATACGATCCTCACCAAAGATAGAATCTGTATTTACTTCAGTTCTAGGCATGTAATGAACATCAATACCAAAAGATTTAATAGACTCAATTACGATACTTTCAACTAATTTTTGATCTGGTGTATCTGTTCCATAATGATTAAAGTAATGATTGGTTGCCATTTATATCCTCTAACCTATATAGAAATCATCGGGGAGTTGATACTCTAATTTTCCTTCTTTTTCTAAGTATTCTAGTTCTGTAACTGCGTCGTCATATAATTGTCTCCCATTTAAAGTAACACCTCCAGGCAATTGAACTCCTTCAAATTTTATAAGATTCATACCCCATTGTTTTTTCATAAGAGCTGTACAATATTTTTTAAGGAAAATATCACTATAAGCATCAGTATATGTTTCTGGATTCATTGACGCATAAGCTTCAATTACAACAAAATCATCTATTTTAAGATCTCCACTCCAATCTATATCAAGATAAATTCTATCTCTGTGACGATTGAATCTAAATCTAGGAAGTCCAGAGAAAAGATTTTGAATAGTAGCAAGATATTGTTGAGTGAAAACATAGTTTTTCATATCACCAGCTGAACCCATCGTATAAAGATCATTCAACGCGTACTGATAGTTGACTGAAAACATATTTGTACTACCACTTAAATTTTCGGTAAGTGGTATAATTCCTGTAATACCAATATAACTCTCATCCAAAGAAAGATAATGATTATCTATATCACCGATAGTTTGAGCTGTACTAGCATGAACAGTTGCTGTTGCACCGCTTGTTGCTCCAGTAATGGTTTCTCCAGCAGTCCATGTAGTAGTTGTATCTGTATAATAGGTATTTCCATCTCCAATCGCGTCAGCATTGGAATTATTTTTTGTAGTTGGTTTTGAATACCTTATCGTAGTATTTGCACTGTGATATTGATGAAATGTAGCCTTAATACCACTAGATCCCCCCTCAATCGTTTCTCCACTAGAAAAAGTTCCAGAGGTTGAAGAAATGATTTGAGTTGAAGCAGTAATTTGTTTCTTTACAAATTCTGGATGTGTACCATCAAAATGATATTCTTGCCAGTAAGTTATTGCGTCATCAATAGTGTCTTCAATTTGGTCATCATCAATATTCAGTTCAACAACTGGATGCCCCAATTTTCTTTTACAATAATCTTTAAATGTGGTTCTAGATGTAGGTTGTGTCATTTGTTAAATCCTTATTTTGTAGACTCTGGTGATACGGTTATAATTCCTTGACAAACCCTCTCTACAGTAGTTTCATCTGATTGAGTATATTCAACATCATATACATACTGATCAACAGCAACGTTTGCAGTATTTGTTGCAGTCATAGAAATTGTAACATTTGATCCAGCTACGGAAGTTGAGAAAGTGTAGATATTGTTACCAGAATATGTAGATTGTCGCATCTTAGCAGCACAAGTACCAGTAGAAATTGTGACATTTCCTCCTGCAGAGTTTTGTGCGTAGATTACTTTTTCAAAGGTAGCCCCTTGATCCATTACAAAATTTATGGTTCGTTTACTTAAAGTCAGTGCCATTTATTCCTTACGCTGTATCTAATGGGTAGTTATTTGCCCAGTATGAATTGTCTGCTTGAGTTTGAAAATAATCTTCGTCATCCATTGATGCTGTAGCCTTCAAATAATTGCTATCTGCAGCACCCGATGTTATATTAGGATACGGATCTTTTTTATTTTCAGAAGTATCTTCAAGTCTATCTGGATGATGACTTGGACTCCATATCCATGTGTTCGTGGCATCTTTATTGTTTTTTGTTGCCCATCCAAGCGGATCCATAGCGAATCCATTTACTCTAAAGGGTTGACTAGCTTTAGTTTCTGAATCGTCACCCTGTAAGTCTGAGTGTGATAATGCTGTATTCGATACCCATGTACCTGCCCAGTTTCCTGCAAATACATATGCATTCTGAGCACCATCACAATGTGCACCAAATCGTGTATCTGCTTCCCTATCTCCCTCGTATCCTACTCCTTGAATAAATCCTAAGTAATCCGATTTATTAGTCATTTGTACATGGTGCCAATCTATTTCGTGTACTTTGCCTGTCCTCAGATTTGTTTGGTAGAACTTAAAAGAGTCTTTAATATTTTGTACTAGTGCATCCTCATGTTCAGATAGTGTACTGGTTTTCCAATATCCCACAGGCCCACCATTATATACACAAGTAATCTGATACCACATACGCACATCTTCTTCAACATCATAAGGATTCATTGTTTGGTATATGGTTGTACTTTTATTACCATATTCAAATGGGTCTTGATAAACATTACTAGGATTGTTAGTGTATGTTTTAGTATTTGCTGATACTCCCAAGACTGGCTTAAGGAATCCCTCAACACTATTGTAGTTACTCTGATTCCTACCCATGTGTCCTATTTGGAAATGGAGTCTACCTTGAAACTGTTGTAATCTAAATCCACCTCCTCGCGTATTACCGTAATGCTTTGGTGACATTGCCCAGACTGTTCCATTGGGTTCGACCCTTTGATCCTCATGAGTGATTTTAGTAAAGTTTGTTGAAAATGTTGATGTAATAGTAAATGGTTTTCCAGTTCTTGCTTCACCATCGGCAAGAGCAGAGTAACTACCAGTACTCCAAGTTGAAGTATTACTATTGTAGGTATTAGGATATTCTACCAATCTCATCAATGCTTCATTCCATGCTAGATGACTATTAGTGATTGTTCCTTCTGCTTGTACAGCACTCTTCATTTCCTGAATATCATCATGGTGGGGGCCTTCCATTTCCCAAAAGTGATCCTCACCGTTTTCTCCCCAATAGGGGCTGGCTGCATCAGTTCCATTGGATACCATTCTATCTTTTCCACCATCATTTCTAACATAGTCAGTCCACAGGGTAGAACCCCATTGACCATCGGATATGAGCTCGACTACCACATTCGCTTGTTCTTCTACCCCACCAGTTATGATATCTCCTGCTGTAGACTGTGGAGATATAGTTACAACACCTTCTGCTAATCTTTCTACAGTACTGGTATCAGATTGAGTAAATTCTATATCATACACATATCTACGGTCTGCGGAAACATTGGCAGTATTTGTTGCTGTCATTGAAATAGTAACATTTGATCCAGAAACGGATGTAGAAAAATCATGTATATTGTTACTAGAGTATATAGATTGTCTTAGTTTGGCCGCAGTAGTGCCGGAAGATATGACTACATCACCGCCTGCTGTGTTTTTGGCGGTAAAAGTCTTGATAAAGGTGGCCCCTTGATCCAATACAAAATTTTCAGTTTGTTTATTTAAAGTCAGTGCCACCAAGAATCTCCCTGTAGTTAAAACCTTTTTCTATTATTATTTAGTAAAGGTGGGGATTGTGAATATTTAACTTCTTATGATATTAGAGGGGATTATCTTCTATTATATTTCCACTTATCGTTATTCTTTCTTCTTCTGTTCCGTAAAAAGGAAAAACTTGATGAACTAACCATGCAGGAAAAAACAACATTCTACCTTCATCTTCTGGAGAG